GTATCTGAAGCATCCCGGGCTTTTAATTATTTGCTCCCACTAATTCGGGAGCGGATAAAAAATGAGCATGGGGATTTAAAACTTTCGCCATATACTGTTGAAAATGCTATAAATGGATATACAGATGATGATTATTTGAATAGAATTAATGCTTCGACAGCAGCAGGCTTTAACTTTCCTGGTAAAAAGAGTAAATACCTTCCTCTTTCTGAGGATGGAGTTACCAGGGAAGCTAGTGCTCCAGTTGTTGAACGTATGAAAGAAATTTTGAACCAATATAAAAATGGGTATATGAGTGATACTATATTCAATGTTGCATTAAAAGATGAACCCGTTACTGTTAAAAAAGCCAAGGAAGGAAACACTCGATTATTCTACGTTCATGAGCTCCCACATTTGATTATAGCCCGTATGTTTATAGGTCCACTAATAACATTAATACAAGAAAGTAGTGTCTTTTGTTCCATGGTTGGCACTAATACATATAAGGATGCTGATAAGTTATGGGAGATTTTTACAAAATTTCCATTTTATGTTGAAGCTGACGCAAAGAAATTTGACATTACAGCTAGTTATATAATACGTTGGTTTACATATACGTTGTTATATAATATTGCTGAAGATGGTGGATATAATGAGGAAGCTTTATCGAACTTGAATGGTGTTCTCTCAGATCTTCTAGAACCATATTACGTTTTAGATGGCGAATTATTCTCCAAACCCTCTGTACCATCTGGTCATCTGGGAACAGCTGAGATGAATTGTCTAATCTTACTAATGTTTTATACTATATGTTATTTGCGAGCTATTGATGATGGATTCGATCCTAAAGGTAAGAATATGTTTGATTTTATTTCTCCTGGGTTCTATGGTGATGATCAGAGTGCTTCTGTTCATGAAAGTTTGAAGAATTATGTCAATAACATTACACTGGCTAAAGTTTATTCTGATTACAATATGGAATTAACCGCTAGTGACAAATCTTCTGAGTTAAAACCCTTTGTCGATGTTAGTGACGCCACTTTTCTTAAACGAACTTTCAAATTTTCCAATTTAGCAATGAAGATGGTTGCTTTATTGGATCCCCAAAGCATATTCAAAATGTCCAGTGTTTCGGTATTTAATGAAAATTGTACCGCACTGGAACATGCTATTTCTATTGCAAATAGTGCTCTGGGTTAATGGTTTCTACATCTAACTATTGGTGGTGACAATCGTCTTGCCTATAATAAATTGCGAAATATTTATATGCAAGCAATTATCAACCACCATGAGATTGAAGAAAGAGACGTGCCAATTTTTACATATGATAAATGTTTAGACATTTACGACCTGTGTTTTAATTGAGCACGTTCCGTCCTGAACATGACGCTAAACTGTTTCAACAGCCCCTTTGATATGATTATATGGGCGGTAGATAATCCCGTGATTTGTATCTGCATTGTGTTTATTGAAGATTGAATTCTGTGTGAATGCGCAAATTACGTAGAGCCG